GATCTCTACCTAATGAAATCGCTGCACCCTTTGCTACAGTAGTTAAACCCTCAATCTCTTTAGTACTTAAACCCGCACTTGAAGCCAAAGATACTTGTCTAAAAGACTGTGCTAAATCTACCGCAAATCCAGAAGCTGCTTGCATATCTCTTGCAATAGTTTGAATATAAGTACCTCCTGTTGTACTTAAAATTTCCATTGATTCTATTAAAGTGTCAACTTGAGCAGATCTAGAAAGGACTCCGAAAGCAGCTGTAAGTGCAAAAACGTTAGCCGCTAATAAAGCGTAGGCACGAACAAGCCCGCCGGCTCCACCGCCACCGTCAACGCTTTGTTGCATTTTTGAGAAGTTTTTAGTTGAATTTGCTGTTTGTATTACACCTTGTTTTTGTCTAGTGTATTGTTCTGTTTGATTTTTCTCTAATCTTTTAGTACTTCTACTTAAATCATCTACACCTTTTTTGGCTTGTTTAACTTGCTTAACGCCCTTAGGGACGCCCTTTGTATCAACTACTATCTCAAATAATAATTTATCAGCCATTATTTTTTCTTTATTTTATCATATTCCGCTTTTAAGCGTCTTTGGGATTCTGTTATTTCCCTATTATCTAGCCATAGTATTAAATCTAAGACATAATCTTTTTGGTGCTCTTCTATTCCGTATCTCTCTAATAAAAGATCATAATTAGTGTAGTCTCTTCCAACATATCCAATTTCTGGATATATTCTTTGACCCATACTATTAAATACATTTAAAGTATTTAATACAATATCTGGAAAATCTTCCGCTTCTGGAGGACACCTATCCCAATCAATTTCTTCGCCTGTTTGTTCTACCATACGAAGATATTGATCTTTTGTCATTCCAGCATCAGCGTTATCCAGATACACTTTTAGGCGTTCTTGTATCTTCGCTTGATTCTTGAGTACGAAAATTTTCTAAATCAAAGACTACCTCATTGAGCCAATTATCAAACTCTGTTGAGTTTTCTACTAAAACTTGAGCATTTTGTTCAGAGTATTCCATTTCTTTACTAGAGTCTTGACCTTTTAAGTCTACAAGTACTAAATCTTCAAGATATTTTAATTTAAGGCCTTTCCACCCTTTTACTGTTGCATTTGTAAATTCTACTACGAATTTATCATCATCTAGACTTTCTTCAAACTGTCTAGTTTTTCTATTAAATTTATTTTGAGTACATCTTTTTCTAAGATTCATCAATTCTTTTCGGGAGAGATTCGCTAGTTCAACTTCAAATCCATCAAGACCAGGAAACTCAACCCAAGTGGTCTTACTGTCGACCAACAGGCTTTTTAGTTCCATTTATATTCTCCTATGAATATGAGATTTGAGTAGTTACTGGATCAGTATTATCTAAAGAACGGAAATCATAGCTTTGTGTAAATACATCAGCTACTTCCATTCTTGCTGTATACATTACTGGGTTAATGGCAATTTCAAAAAAATCAGCATTTCCAGAGATATTTTTGGCAGTAATAGTTAAGTCAGTATTAGTACTAAAATCATCAAATTGTGTTATATTATTATCTGTTTGGTATTGACGTATTTCTCCCGATGCGATACGTTTTTCTACCGTATAAGCACTTGGAAACATTGCATTACTTGAGTTAGTTACTGATAAACTATTATGAAGATTGGTATAGTTTGTCCAGTTTATTTCATTCTGTAGCTGAAAATTTACGCTTACAATATTATTCATATTTAAGCTATCAGCTGAAATAACTGGATATACCATGAGGGGTGTTCTTGTGGCCGACTCAGATTGAGCTTGGCCAGGAATAGTATAGCTTGCTGTACCGTTTCCATTACCTGTGCCTGTTGCAGTAAATTCTGTTCCTACATTATTATTGGCAGAGCCTACTGACGTAAAGTCTGTACTGCCTACTGTTGTAATAGTATAAGTTTGATTTACTGTAAATGCACCAGCTGTATGTGTTACCGTAGCAGCTTTTGATAATTTAGTTCCTTCACCTTCTACTCTAATCATAAATGGATTTTCTGGTACAAAGTCCATTGATGCTGAAGTAATTATAGCATTTTCCAATTTAAAAGTGCTATTTGTTGTTACCACATAAATATCAAATTTCTTTAACTGACCATCAGTTAAATTACCTAATAATTCTATGATAACAGACTCATCTTTTTCTTTTGTTAAAGGTACATCAAAACTAAATGAAGCAGGATTTGCTTTATTTACTGTTGAGCCTTCAAACATTTTTGATTGATCATGCAGAGTCTTTACTGAGTATGAATCTTCCGCAAATGTTTGATCTAAAGATACAGCGGAACTAGTATAAATTCTATACCTTGTTCCGCTATATACTATGTATAGTTTACTCTCACGAAGAAAACTATAAGACATCTTATTCGTCTACGCGGTCTGCACGTAGCTAATGTTTGCCGTGTTGGTATGGTCGTAACCTGGATTTGTTGCACTTGCTGCACCATCTGAATGAACGGTTGTACCTAAGTACTTAACACTCATTTCATCAGTTGTTAATAAAGTATTTCCTTGCGCGGAAAATTCTACTGAAACTGAAACCAGATCCCCAACTTCTATTGCAGGGACTGATAAATGACACTTAGGCATAAAGAACTCTACGGCTGGGCCGGTAAAGTCTCCAGATGCGTGAGCATTAGCTCCCCTATCTGCTGCTGGTTTACTAGATTCATAGTTTGTACCCATTAGTAAGCTCATATCAAATGAGTTACTAACCAAGTCAGTTGCACCTGCTAAATCTGATAATAATTGGTTTGAACCATTAGATTTTGTATCTAAGTACATTGTTAAGTTACCAGATATTGTTCTTGCTCCTGTAAAGGATCCAATTGGTTTATCAACAATACCAATAGTTTCTGGTGTTACATAAGTAACATTATTTTCAATAGTAATACTACCGCCAGTTATATTAATATCATATGTTGTAGCGTCCAATCCATTAGAAGCGCTTCCGCCTCCTTGTGCATTAGTATCTAAATAAAGTGCTGAAAGTTTATTTCTTAAATAATCAGCATCACTTGGACCTGTTGAATCTGCATATGTATATGTTTCTGTATAAGAATCATCAGCATCTGCTGTAGCTACACTTGATTGTTCCTCAGCATCTGTATCTGCAATTATTGTTATATACCTACTAGGATCTTCAGTAGCAGTAGTTACTTGGTCAATAGTGGTTGCATTACCAGACCATGTAATTTGTGCTATACCATCAATTGAAAAATCAATTTCGGCACTATTAATTTGAGCATCGTTTAATCTATAAGTTGTATTTTCTAATACAAAATAAAGATTGAGTTTTAAAAGTTCGTGTTTATTTGAATTTGCAAATGTTACATTACCGCCTTTTTCATCGGTTGTATTGGTAACTATCGCATTACCTCCTCCGGCTGCATCTGCTAAAGCTGTACCTGCTAATGCGGACCATAATATATTTTCACACATATCATAAGCATTAACTGGTCTCCAACTGTCTGCTCCATGTCTAAATGGTCGAACATAAGTTCCAAATGACCATTCTGCTGGTGGTAACGAGTCGTTGAATCTTTTTGATCCACGACTTGGTGTTTCACCCGCTTCATTGATTGTTACATCACTAGATTCACTTCCTTGAGAGAAGCTGTATCCGTCTAATACACCAATTCTGAAAGTATTGGCATTTGCGCCATTACCTACAAACTTTCCTGTAGCTGCTCTGGAGCCTTCAGTTGTTACAGCTGTTGTAGAACCTGATGTTACACATTCAACTATACAACCTGATCCATTACTAGCCACTCCAGCTGTAGTGTGTGCTGTATGTTCAGTTAATGCTTCAGAGTCAGCTATACCTGTACCTACTCCGTTACCATTAATAACTAATGCTGTAACAGCTCCAGAACTTACAGTTTTAACTATACCTGTAAAATAGACATCTTGTGTTACTGCTCCTCGAAAGAGTAGCCTATCGCCTACAACATAGTTAGAGCCTCCAGCACTGATATATCCTGTAAGAAACTGTCCTCCCGCTGTCGGGACTCCATTTACTGAACTTACAAATACTTTTGTATTTCTTGAAAGATTTAAAGCCATTGCTTTTCTCCTATCTTTTTAGTCTTTGAAAGTACTTAGCTAGATTTTTATCTGCTTTGTAATTTCGATTTAATATCTAACCATAACATTCATTTCACCTATACCTAAAGGTGCTAATACACCTTCATCAGTAGATAATGTTATTATAGTTAGAGAAATTGTTTTTAAGTTTGGACTTACTGTATCGTCATAAGTCAAAACATCATTATTATCGATAACTCTTTCTATGTCTTCCATTAAAAGAGCTAACACTTCTTGTGGATCTGCTTGATCTTCGATATAACATCTTATATCTATTGACAAGAATCTCCATTTAAACCCATCGGGTTGATACTCTCTAGTTTCATCTCCTGCTACCACGCATACTGCGGGGTATTCGTCAATTTCATCTAAAAATTTTAGTCTCCCATGAGCATTATTAAATATATTCGAATTATATGGGGCTACCCCATTAATCTGTGTTTTAAATTCTTTTACTAAGGCATCTACGATTTTCTTTCGCCCTGTCCTATACGTTGATGCCATTATATTCTCCTAGTAGTTATTCCTATACCGAATTTCTCTCTTGTTTCTTTTTCTGCTAAATTTCTTATACTTCTAGAAATTAAAGGTTTGGGGTTAAATCCTGTGGGCCATTTCCTTATTCCTGTATTTTCAAAAGTTTGATATGGATTTAACATATATGTATATTTTGCCATAACTGTTTTACCAGTACTACTAGGCCTTAAATCAGCTAAAACAGCTGAATTTGCAAATCTTCCTGTTCTATTTATAAGAGCAGGTCTACCCATATTTTCTTGAATTTCTTTAGGTAATTTTCTATTAACTTTATTTCTTATTTTTATAAGTTCCTTAGCTATATTACCATGTTCTGTTTCTTTTTTAGGCGAATGAGCTGCAGCTGCTTCTTTCCATGTAGCTTTTGCGATACCTGCTTGTATAGCTATTTTTCTTAATTTATTTTTGCTTTTTACAAAATCGTTCTGTTTTCTTGATCCAAGTTTAATTTTTCTACCTGCCTGATATCTTTTAAAATTTCCTTTTCCACCAAATACAGCAAAGTACCCATCTCTATAAACTGAATATAAGTCTTTTGATCCAACAATATTCATTCCTTGCTTTTTCATCATCTTTGATAACTTATTAGCTTCTTTTAATAAAGTCTGGTCAGGCTCCCAATCTGGAAAGATTGTTTCAGAAGCTTTAACACCTATTCTACGTTCTGCCCAATTCTTCATTTCATGGGTTTTAGCCCCCATTACTTGAAGACTCCATACCTTACCATCTGCATTAGGAGTAACTTTTTCTTGTTTATTTAACTCTAACTGGCCTAAATCATTTAGAGGTAGCTTATGTACTAATTTACTAACATCTCCTGGTTCAAGTCCTCCACTTTTATAATGCTTATTAATTGCATCATTCATTGCTTTCAATCGTTGTAATTCTGCTATCTTCTTATTAAGTGTTGGATCATACGCTATATCACTAGGAGGTGTATTTTGCATATTTGCCTGTAAAGTAAGAATTTGCGCTGCAAGTTTTTGACTAAGAGGTTGTAAAGTATTATGGTCTAAAACTGCTGGAATATCCATTTCTTTTAATTGAGCATCCCATTCCTTTATTTTTTTACCCTTACCTTTATTTTCTTTTATCCATCGAGCAACTTTTTCGTGCTGTTTTAATAATTTTATAGAATCATGCTCAGTTAGTTCAAAAACAATATTTTCGTCTATTTCTTTTCTGTAAGTATCTCGCTTTCTTCCTAAGTCGTCAAAAGTTTTCTTAAAAACATCACTAACCCTCTTTAAAGCTCTAGGAGTTGTTGTTCTTCTCCATTTTGTGCTTCCAGTTTTCTTTGCCATTATTTATATACTTTATACATATCAAGTACACGCTTAATATGATCTGGAAAACCAGTATTATTTCTAATACTAGTAGATACTGGATTTTCAATCATTGCTCCTGCAATTTGCATTCTTTCCTTTCTTTCATCTTTTAAATAGTACTTAACTAAATCAAATATAGCTAGTTTTAAGTCCTCTGGGGTAGCGCTGTATCCAGCAGTATAAACTACTTTTACAGCTTTTCTTCCTTTTGGAAATGCTTTATCAGTATCTTCATTAGTACGAATTATACTATCCGTCATAGTATCAACAATATATTCATATTTACCACTACTGTCAGAATTTTCTGTGATTAGTGTAACATATGAATCTGCTTGTGATTCTCTTTCTTGTACTGAAGTTACCGTATTAATCGGTCCTTCATCTAACATAACTCTAGTAGTTACATTATCTTTAATATCAAAATATTCAGTTTTTGCAGAACTATAGTCATCTATAAAGCTAGTACCGCAATAATTTTTAACAAGTTTACTAACGGAATCCACTATAACATTTATACGAGCGTCCATAGTTACCCCCGTCAAACCTGCGAAATCCTTGTACTGTTGTAATGTTATTAAATCTGCCATTTTTCTCCTCTTAATTTTAGTGAGGGGATAAATCTCCCCTCACGTAAAATCATTTAGCTATTAACTACCTTTGTACTGGTATGCCCACTTAGTAGTAGCTGCATCGATCATATCGGTGAAGCCAATTCTTTGTGAAGCAACTAGAACTCGTCTTTGATTCGCAACTTCGTAATCAGACTCTATAGTCATTCCTCTTAATCGAGGTACAACATAGTTTCTTGGATATACGCAAAGCGCTGCTGGCATGTTTACTGCTGCAGTTGGGAATTCGTCAGATATAATGATTTTTGTACCAAATACACTTCCGATCTCTCCATTTAGCTTTGTGGCTGCGTCGCCAACTAAGTTCACATCTTGAAACTCAGCATCTTCTAATAGTTGATAATAACTCGTAGAAGAAACTATATACACTAGATCAGCTGGGTTAATTCCATATTTACCCATATTCTTTCTTAGTGCCAATAGTTTAAGAGCTGTTAAAGAATCAGATGCAAATGCTGTAGCTGATTGTGTTACATCACTATCAGCTTCTGCTAGATGCCAGAGACCATCGAAAGATGCACCGCTAGTGCCAAAAGCACCATCAGCGTTGTTACCTAATAGTAACGCATTTTCTACGGCTCTTGCATGTGATCTAACAATTGACTCCCTAATTAAAGGAAGAATTGGAAGAATCGCATCTTCTTCAGTTTCATTACCTAAGTAGGATTGTGAAATTAGTTTTTTGGTTGAAAGAGTTCTTTCAGTCAAATCAACACCACCATAAGGTGATCCATAAGTATCACCAGTTTGGGCTAAATTACCATGTGGGCTTGAGCCCGTTGCTGTCTGGTTAGAAGTAAATTCTGCATAACCAGAGTCTGGTAAAATTGGTATAATTTGAGTCGCACTTGACATTGTAATCTCTCTAAATAGAGGGGCCAATACCAATGCTAATTGAATATCTCTTTCCACATTTGAGGATACAGTCTGTTCAAAATCTGCACTTGAAACACCCACACCTGAGTGTGCGTTAACTTTTTCAAGAGTGTCTTTTCCCAGTTTAGTATCCCAACCCTTTCCTGTAGCTAGTCCTAACGTCCATGCATCATTGATGTCACTTTCGAAGGCTTTCTCCCAGTTAGAGTTTTGTCTATCACCAAAAATTCTTTTAGATTCACGAATTGCTTCGATTTCATCTTTCTTTTCAGTGAGTTCAGTTCTAAGTTCGTTAACTACTTTTTCAAGGTCTTCATGCTTTTCAGAAACACGTTTTTCAACATCTTCCATAAGCCTTTCAGCTCCAGACATTCCAACTTCTACTATTGTCTTAACTTTTTCCTCTTCAGCTTTTTCAACAGCTTTTGCTTGAGCTTCTAGCTCAGCTGCATCATCGGCGTCTGCTTGCTCCTTTGCTTTTTGTTCAGCTTGTTGCATAGCAATTTTTGCAGCAGTTGCTTTCGCAATTTCTTCTGCATATGCTTTCAAGTCTACTGTACTTTCAGCTTCTGGAGTTTTTGTGTCCTTAGACATAGGTTTCTCCTGTGAAACGGTTTTACCCGTGGCTTGTGGCGTATCAACTTCATCAATATTAACTGTGTCTGTTGATGTAGCCATATTATTGTTAGATATAAAAGCTTTCTTAAACTCCTCGTATTCCTCTTGAGAATCGAAAGATTTCGCAATAGA